GTCGGAACGGTCAAACTCGGCCGCTAACTCATTAGCGAGCGTTTCATCCTTTGTTCCGGTTGGAAGAAGCCCTGCTATCCTATGAAGGAGTAGCGAGAGGCTTGTTTTTGAGGTGTCTACAGACAGGGTCATCTCCCGTACGTCATTAAACGTACGGAGTGATCGGGTCGCAGGATAAGATTCCTGTGATCCTACCATATCTGTTGACGTTCCCGAGGTTGGATAACGAGATAAAGCTCGGAACCATACCTTAGCAGGAACATCCTCAGGGGCCGGATGACCTTCAGCTGCGGCGACATCGTCGCAGTACTCACGTACAATGGCTAATAAGCCATTGCTGATATCATCAAGTCCCTCGCCGGTGCTCGTATACACTAATGCATGCGAGACACCGACCATCCTCTGGGAAGAACGTGACACACTGTGCACGCCCCCCATATGGATGAGACGCAAACGAGAGCTGGCGACCCGGTCTCCATCACATAAGTGCTGGAACCAAGTTGACTCCAATGGAGTTAGCCGCCAACCTCGCTTAGGAGGGAAAAGCCCGGCACCACCCAAATGGATGGGCACATACATCGAAATTCGATGTATTCGTGCAAGCCGAGTCATTTCCTTCACGTAAGCTGGCAGAGCCATCGTTTGCGCGAAGTGCACACGACTGTGACCTAATCGATTATAATGAGTCGACAGGTACAACAGTGGAGAAAACTCCCACGGAACATCCGTGCGTCCTTCCGGGCCTTTAACCCTGGTAGGCTTACCTTGAGGGGTGAGTGCTTTGACCGACAAAAATTGTCGGTTTACGCACAAACCTTTCGAGGTAAGGTGATAAGCTCTCTCACAAAAGATACCCCTAGTAAGGGAAATGAACGATTTTCGATCATTTAAGGCCATCCCAGTTAATAAACTGAGATTGCGCTTGTATCTCTTAATGAGAAAGAGGGGCCACACAGCAATGAGATCGTCACCACATATAAAATATGTGTTGCGTCCCGCCCCAATCTTGTCGCATACATATAAATGTATGAGATTCAAGAAAGGGAAGCTGAGTGGTATCCCCATGAGGGTACCTCGAGTCATCGAAACGGATTTTCCGTTGAAGTTAATCCTTCCCCCAGTCACAAGAATGGGGTCGATACCGAGGTACTGGGCAATCTGCTCGAGTAACTCCCGACTCAATAAGTCGGTTGCCGACGAAAGGTCGGCCGAGAAAACTCGAACAGAGGGTGTTCTCCTGAACTGAACAGGTAGAAGATCCAGCTCTCCTAATTGAGGGAGTCGAAAGGCCACACGGCGCATTAATATGCGCCGCAGTGACCGACGATATCCGTCGGAGGCCGCCACACGTAGCGCGCATGAGCGCGATACAATGCGGGTCTTCCACCCACGTTCCGCAACCGCAACAGGCGATGATACATCAGATATCTGATGCATTTCATCGAACACATGTTTACGGTTGAAGAGAACAGTCCTCTTCTCAGACGAAGACATCCCCGGATTCCATGAATTGGATTGCGCCTCCGATGCATCTTTTACTCTTCTGTAAAAGTTAGCATCTGTGAGACGATCCAGCATGGCTTCCTGACCGGGGCGATTCACTGAATCATTCTCATTATTGAGAAACCCGATGTAGGGGG